CACAACAAAAAGCAAATGAATTATACAGTAAGTATGATGATTTATTAAACAAAGATTTTATGAACCCTATTGTATTTGATAATCAACTAAAACAATGTGTATTGATAGCAATAGATGAATTAATTTATGAAACACAATTTGAAGTCCCTAATATTAGACAAAGATATTGGATTGAAGTTAAAAAAGAAATAGAGAACTTATGACGCCAAAACAAAGAGCAAACATACTTTACAATAAGTATAGCAAAGAATATAATAGATTTGTAGTATCAGGTTATATCAAACAAGGTTTAGATGAATGGAAACAAATAGCTATTGAATTAGGTAAGTTATATAAACAATAAACAAAAACTATTATTTTTAATATATTTAAATATAACTTTTATTATGGCATTTGAAAAAGGACACAAGTTTAGTAAAGGTAGACCACCTAAAGTAGAAGAAGAAAAAGTAAATAACATTTTCATCAAAGCATTAAGTGAATTGTATAATAAAGAAACAGAAGATGAAACTAAAATAGCTTTTGTTAAAGATACATTAATGCAATCACAAAGAGGACAATTATTTATTGCTGAACATATATTTGGTAAGCCAAAAGATATTATTGAAGCTACTCACAATGTAAATGATTTTAATATAAAAGATATATTTAAAATTGGAAATAAAACTGAATGATAAATATAATCTATTAGGAAGTGATAGTAGATACTTTGTAATTACAGGTGGAAGGGGAAGTGGTAAATCATATTCTTTAAATTCATTTTTATTGCTTCTTACTTATGAAGTAGGTCACGTAATATTATTTACAAGATATACTTTAACATCTGCAAACGTTTCTATTATACCAGAATTTATAAGTAAGATTGAATTAGCTGATTTAAGCAGTGATTTTTATATTACTAAAGATGAAATAGTAAATTTAAAAACAGGGTCTAAAATCTTATTTAAAGGTATTAAAACAAGTAGTGGAACACAAACTGCATCTTTGAAATCATTAGCTGGAGTTACAACTTGGGTTTTAGATGAAGCTGAAGAATTAACAGATGAAGAAACATTTGAAAAAATAGATTTTAGTATTAGAACTAAAGGAATACAAAATAGAGTTTTACTAATATTAAATCCAGCAACAAAAGAACATTTCATATACAAGAAATTCTTTGAAGATAAAGGTGTACAAGATGGAAGTAATTTAATCAAAGATGATACAACTTACATACATACAACTTATAAAGATAACATAGAAAACCTATCACAATCTTTTATAAGTCAAATAGAGAATATAAAACAACGTAGACCAGAAAAGTATAAGCATCAAATATTAGGTGGATGGTTAGATAAAGCAGAAGGAGTTATATTTACAAACTGGTCTATTGGTGAATATAAACAAATAAGTAAATCTGTATTTGGTCAAGATTTTGGTTTTAGTAATGACCCAACTACATTAATAGAATGCAATATAGATACTTCTAACAAACGAATTTATATAAATGAACGTTTCTATTTACCATCATTAACAACATCGCAAATATACAATTTAAATAAACAACATTGTTTAGATAGTTTAATAGTAGCTGATAGTGCTGAACCAAGATTGATAAGTGAATTACAAACATCAGGTTTAAATATAGTTGCAGCAATTAAAGGACAAGGTTCAGTAACTTATGGAATATCTTTATTACAAGATTATGATTTAATAATATCACCAGAAAGCATAAACTTAATTAAAGAATTAAACAACTATTGCTGGTTAGAAAAGAAATCAAATACACCAATAGATAATCACAATCATTTAATTGATGCTTTAAGATATGCAGTAAGTTATCAATTAGAAAATCCAAACAAAGGTAATTATTTCATATACTAATGACATACGGACAAATAATAGCAGCAATACAATGTTATATACATCATATGACTGATAAAGAAGTTCAAATTAACTTACCAAGAAACGTAGGTGAAATAAAAAAGATGCAACAAATGTATAATATAGCAGCACAATATTTAGAGTAATGACAGAAGAAGAAGAAATATTTGAAAATATGGAGTTTGAACAATGTGATACAAGATATGAAATAATATCTATGTGCAATCAAGCATTAAGTTCAGTTGAAGGTTTTGATATAGGAATGATAAGTAAAGAAGATAGTTTTAAAGTTAAAGAAATAAAAAGAAAGTGTTTAGCATTAATTGATTTGCATATTGGAATGATATATGATGAAAACTTTGAAAGTTAAATGTATTATATTTAAAACAATATATTTGTTTATGTACATAATATAAAACATTTGTAAATGTTAAAGTTTTGTTAAAATTTGTAAATAGTTTTTTAGTTCATAAAATGTTTATATATTTGCTATATCAAAATAACAAAAAAAACAAATATTATGACAACTTCAACAATCACAATCGAAAACAACGTAGGTAAAGTAATTGATTTTAAATTAAATGGAAAATTAGTAGCAGTAATTGGTTTAAGCGGTGGTTTAACTTTCTTAAAAAATGCAAAATTATCTTGGCAAGAAGCAGATTTAATAGAAGATGCTTGTAGAGAATATTATAAAGCAAATTGTAAATTAGAATTAGCTTAATAAACCAAGTGGAGCAGCATACTATAAACTGCATTTAAAAACAAATGAAAACATATATGACAAAGTATTGCATAACTTACTGGACTGAAAGAAATGATGAAAGCACAGATGTAGAATTAATAATCTATGCTTATAATGAAATAGATGCACAAAGAAAATTCTATGATATGAATATAGTACATAAGAAAATAGAAAGTGTAAAAGAATTGGTTTAAATTTAGGTTAATAATGGTTGAAGAAAGACTTGCAGAAATGTAGGTCTTTTTTTTGTTTAATACAATATCAACTTTATTTTATTTTTAAATAAAAAACAATGAAGTTACAGATTACAATACCAACAAGTTTAGAAGAAATATCATTAGAACAATATCAAAAGTTTTTATCAATAGCTAAAGATAATCCTGATGGTGAGTTTCTTCAACATAAGATGGTAGAAATATTTTGTGGTATAGATTTAAAGAATGCTGCTAAAATAAGTTTTAAAGATGTTAATGAAATAACAACTAATTTATCAAATCTGTTCTTGCAAAAATATGATTTGAAAAGAACATTTAAATTAGGTAATACTGAATTTGGTTTTATAACTAACCTTGATGAAATAACATTAGGTGAATATACTGATTTAGATAAGTACATATCAAATTGGGATATGATGCATAATGCAATGGCAGTATTATACAGACCAATAACAAAGAAGTTAAAAGATAAATATCAAATAGAAGAATACAACGGAAGCTATACTTATTGTGAAGCTATGAAGTTTGCACCAGTTGATATAGCATTAGGTGCTGTGGTTTTTTTTTACAATTTAGGAAACGAATTGTTGAAGTCTACGATACATTATTTGGAGAACAACAAGGAGTTTCAGAATATAGTAAACAATCACAATTTGGAAGTAAATGGGGTTGGTATTCATCATTCTATGCTATTGCTCAAGGAGATGTTAGAAGATTTGAAGATGTCTCAAAACTTCGGTTATCAGTTGCATTAACATTTTTAACATTTGAGAAAGAAAAGAACCAAATAGAAACAGAATTAATAAAAAGATAATGAAAGGATTTTACCAAGTTACAACAGCAATTAAAGACCAACTATATAAAGATATATTTGTTAATACAGTTTCATCTGGTGATATATTTGAAATTGATTTAAACAAGCAAACTATATTTCCTTTGTCGCATATTATAGTAAACAATGCAACATACAATGGCAACACTTGGTTATTTAATATATCAGTTTTATGTATGGATGTTGTTGACTTTAGCAAGACTGAACAAACAGACCAGTTTTTAACAAATGATAATGAACAAGATGTATTGCATACTCAATTAATGGTTATTAATAGATTATTGGAAGTATTAAGAAGAGGAAGTTTATTTGATGATTTATATCAGTTACAAGGCACACCAAATTGTGAACCATTTGTAGATAGGTTTGAAAACAAGATAGCTGGATGGACAGTTACATTTGATGTTATGGTTGCTAATGAAATGACAAGTTGCGAAAATGAATGCTAATAATTTAACATCTACAAAAGAAGTTTTAGAAGCATATAAGAAATATGTTATTCAACAAGCAAGAAGTAATTTATCTAAAGGCAATAAGAACGTTTCTAAACAACTTTATAATAATATTAAAGGTGAAATACTATTTGAAAATAATTATTTCTTATTGGGCTTTGAAATGCCTGATTATGGATTTTATCAAGATGAAGGTGTTAAAGGTGCAGACCCAAGTAAAGTATCACCTAATGCAAAGATAAAAGGGCAACAAGCACCAAACAGTAGATTTAAATTTAAAAGAAGAATACCATCAGCACCATTTGAGAAATGGGCAAAGTTTAGAAACATAAGATTACGAGATAAGAAAGGAAAGTTTGTAAAAGGTAATTACAAAACAATAGGTTATATTATAGCAAAGAATGTATGGGCAAGAGGAATAAAACCTTCTTTATTTTTTACAAAACCATTTGAAGCAGGATATAAAAAATACATAGATACAGATTTAATAAAAGCATTTGGTGACGATATAGAAACATTAATAGATTACACAATAACAAATAAATAAAATGGAAGTAATATTTGTAAGAAGCCCTTATTTTATACAAGTAGATGAAGCAAGTCAACTTGAAAGTAAAGTTGAATTATTTATATGGTATAAAGGTGAAACTGAACCAGCAACAGCTACATATACTTTAAGCAAAAAAGCAGCATCAGCAACACAAACTAAAAACATTTACAATATATCAAATTATGTTAAAGAGTTTATTAATATAATTAATCCAGTATTTGTTTTTTCAGCTGTTGAAGAAAATACAAATAATTGGTGCTATGTTAAAGTTAAAAGATATTATTCAACTACTGCTAATAATCCTTCACCAACTTTATTAGATACAACAACTTATATTTCTTTAAATGGGTATACAAATTATTTAGATGGTTATAATAATTCAGATGATAATGAATTTATACCTTTTACTGTTTTAAATGAAGCCAAAACACATAAATATAGTTTAGACAATCCTTTTTATCTTAATTTTTATATAGATTATTTAAATGATACTGATGTTTATTCAGTTGTTTATAGTGATTTAAATAATGCAAATTTTACTACTAATGAAATATTAAATGGTGATGCAGAAACACAATATGTTTTTAAAGTACCAATTACTAAAAACGATATAGATTATTTAGAAGGTAATAAAGTATCTATTGTAAAAAATGAAACAACATTAATTACTTATGTTTTTAAAACAGAATGTGAAAATAAATATACACCTATGTTATGTTCATTTATAAATAGATTTGGTGGTTGGGATTTTATTACATTCTTTAAAGCAAAAATTGAAAATTGGGAAGTTAAAAATAAAGAATATCAATTATTGCCAGATGATGTAGCTTATAACATATTAAGAGGTCAAACTAAAATGTTTAACTATGAAGCAAAACAATCTATTAAAATAAATACAGGTTGGGTTGAAGAAAGCTATAATGAACTTATAAAAGATTTAATGACTTCAGAAACTATTCTGTTAGATAATAAACCAGTTAGATTAAAAACAATGTCTACTGATTTAAAGACTTCTTTACAGGATAAGATGATTAATTACCAAATAGATTTTGAATACAATTACAATCAAATTAATAATGTAATATAATGGAGTTATATATTTATGTAGATGATGTTGCACATAGAGTTGAAATGTTTCAAGATGAAAAAGTTTCAGTAACTTCTACTATACAAAACTATTCAGATATTGGAAAACTATTTACAGACTATTCACAATCGTTTACTATTCCAGCATCACCAACAAACAATGCTATATTTTCACATTGGTACGATAATGCAGTTGATAATGGATATGATGCAAGGATAAGGTATAATGCATTTATAGAAATAGAAACAATACCATTTAGAGAAGGTAATGTACAATTAGAAAAAGCAAATAAAAAGAATGGTTATATTGAAAGTTATACACTTACATTCTATGGTAATTTAACACAATTAAAAGATAAATTTGGTGAAGATAAATTAAATGGTTTAGATTTTAGTTCTTTAAATCATACTTTTGATGCTTCTACTGTTGTTTCTAAAATCAATACTAATGGTGCTGGTGTTTTATATCCTTTAATAGGTAACACAAGAAAGTTTGATTATAAGACTGCAACAATTTATGATATAACTACAAATACAGGTGCTATTAATTGGGATGATTTATTTCCAGCAGTACCTATAACAACAATATTAGATTTTATAGAAACTAAATATGGTTTAACATTTACAGGTAATTTTTTAGGATACAATCAATTTAGTAAGTTGTATATGTTATTAAAAAATAGTGAATTGCCAAGAGCATATAATGCTGGTATTTTTTATGACCAATTTAGAATTGCTGGTACTGCTACTTTTCCAGAATACAATACGACAACAGATACAATAACATCAGATTGGAATAGTACTTATTTTGTAACAGGTTCACCACCATTTCCAACATTTGGCGGGAATAGAAGAATAATAATTAAATTCGACACTATATTAGCTTCACCATATTTAACAACAAATTATAAAGTTGAACTATTACAAGATGGAGTTATTACACAAACATTTGATAATTTAATAGGAAATCAAACTTTATATTTATTAGATGTAAGACAATCAGATGACCCAGCAAGTCACCAATATAAAATTAGAGTTTCTGCTTTAGGTGCTTTTGCTTTTAAAGGTAGATTTGATTATGTTAGAAGAAATGTTTATGGTGATAGGACAACAGTATCTTTAAATTACGCTTCAAGTGGTTCACCTACTGGTCAATCATTTTCAGCAATACAAAATGTTGTTAATTATGTACCAGATATTAAAGTTGCAGATTTCTTTATGGGATTAGTTAAAATGTTTAATTTAATTATTACACCAATTAATGCAACTACATTTTTATTAGAACCATTAGAATTATATTATCAAGCTGGTCAAATAAAAGATTTAACACCATTTATTTATGCTGATGAATTAGATATTGAAAAGCCAAAACTATTTAAGTCAATAGAATTTAAATATGAACAATCAGAAAACATTTTAAACAATGCATTTAATGGTTTATTCAATAGACAATATGGTGATTTAACTTTTGATAGTGCTTCAATTTCTGAAAGTAGTAAGTATGAAATTAAATTACCATTTGAGGATGTTATGTTTGAAAGAACGATAGGATATAATTTTCAAACTGCTACATTATTAAACAAAGATTTACAAAGTTATACACCTAAACCAATATTGATGTATAACAATGGTTTAACTGATGTTTCTGCTTTTCCTATTAAAATTTATAATGGAACTGGTTATACAAACGTAAATAACTATGTAAGGTTTAACAATGAAATAAATACAGGTGCAACTGATTTAAGTTATTTATATTCTATAAATTTTGGTAATGAAGTTTCATCTTGGTATTTAGTAAATGCACCACAAGGATTATACAGAAGACACTATGAGCAATATATAGCAAATCTTTATAATCAAAAAACAAGAGTTTTAAAAGCAAAAGCAAAATTAGAACCACAAAACTTAACTAACTTAAAATTAAATGATAGGATTGTAATTAGGGATAATAGATATATTATAAATTCTTTTACTACTGATTTAACAAGTGGTGAAACATCATTTGAATTAATAAATGATTATAGAACTTTAGGTTATGATAGTGTAGGTTATAGATTTTCAAACATAGAATTATTAAATATAGATAATACAGCACAAGAAGTTCAAATAGATTTATTTAAAGGATTGTTTAAACAATTTCAAATTAAATCACTTTCTGGATGGCTTTCATCATCAACAGTTGGTATTAAATATGAAGATACAAGTATGATAGTTACAATAGCTGCTAATGCAACTGCTTCTGAAAGAACTGATGTTGTAGGTATTGTTTTTAAAGACTATGATAATAATAATTTTGAAGTAGAAATTCCAATAACACAAAACGCATAATGATAAAGTTAATATTAGAAATGCTACAATTAGATGAGCATTACGGACAATCAGAAACAATAGAAATAGCAAAAGGTAAGTATGAATTACCAACAACTTTTTCAGATACTCTAAAGCAATTTAAACGACAAATAAAAGAAAGAAAAAATGGCAGAAACTAAAACTATAAATTTAGAAGTTAATTCTAATTTAGCTAAAACTGAACAAGCAGTTACTTCATTAAAAAGTGAATTAAGAAAAGCACAAGCAGAAGTAAGTTCTTTAAGTGATAGGTTTGGTGCAACTTCACGTGAAGCTATTGAAGCAGCTAAAAGAGCAGCAGATTTAAAAGACAGAATTGGTGATGCAAAAGCAATGACTGACTCGTTTAATCCTGATGCAAAGTTTAAAGCATTAGCTGGTGCTGCTAATATTGCTGCTGGAGCATTAAGTGGTTTTGAAGGTGCAATGGGTTTACTTGGCGTACAATCAGAACAAGCACAACAAGCTATTTTAAAAGTTCAATCTGCATTAGCATTATCACAAGGTTTAAATGCACTTCAAGAAATACCTGATACATTTAGAAATATAAAAGCAGTTGCTATTGATACTTTTACTGGAATTAAAGGTGCTATTGCTGCAACAGGAATAGGTTTATTAATTATTGCATTAGGTGCTGTTTATACTTATTGGGATGATATAAAAGAAGCAGTTAGTGGTGTTTCAAGTGAGCAATTAAAATTAAATGAATCTGCTCAACAAAATGTTGATTTACAAAATGAGAAATTAAAATCGCTAAATGACCAAGATAATATTTTAAAACTTCAAGGTAAGACTGAAAAGCAAATATTACAATATAAAATTGCTCAAACTGATGAAGCTATCAATGCTCAAAATATATTAATAAATACACAAATAGAATCCAATAAACAAGCATTAGAAGGCACAAAAAGAAATAAAGGAATGCTTCAGTCGATGTTGGATTTTATTAATAAACCACTTGAATTTTTTTGGCGTAAATCTTCACAGTTTATTAATGCAACACTTAAAGTTTTAGATAAAATTGGAATTAAGGTTGATGTTGGCTTGAACGAAGATATGCTTAAAGATTTTAATAAAAAAGCTAATGAGTTAACTTCAAATTATGTTTTTGATGAAAAAGAAACAAAAGCAGAAGGAGAAAAAGTTTTAAAAGCACAACAAGACGCATTAGCAAAACTTAAAAATGATAGAGCTGGTTACCAATTAGCAATTAAAGATATTGATAAAAAAGCAAATGATGATGCTGCTAAAATACAAGAAGATGCAGCTAAAAAAGCAGAAGATGATGCAAAAGCATTAGAAGAAAGTAGAAAACGTAGCAAAGAAGATGATGATGCAATAAGAAATGAAATTGCACAAGCTATTTCTGATGCACAAGAGAAACAATCTGAATTTTTAGTATCAGCGCAAGAAAGTGAAGAACAAAAAGTAAAAGATAAATATTTTAGGTTAATAGAATATGCTAAACAATTTGGTCAAGACACTAAAGATTTAGAAATAGCACAAGCAAATGAATTAAATGATATAAGATTAAAAGCACAAGATAAAGAATATTCAGATTTAAAAGCAGCAGCAGAAAAAGAAGCAGCACTTGATTTAGCAATAAAAGAAGCAAAAAGAAATGCATTAGATACAGGTTTAAATATATTATTACAATTTGCTGGTAAAAATAAAACTATTGCTATGAGTATTTTAGCTATTCAAAAAGGATTAGCTATTGCAGATATAGTTGTTGGTGCTTCTAAATCAATAGCAGCAGCACAAGCAGCATTAGCAGCAACACCAGCAGTAATTGGTGTAGTACCAAATCCAATGTATGCAGTTCAAGCAGCAGCAACTGTTAAAGGTATTGCATTAACAAAAATAACTGCTGCAACTTCTATTGCATCAATATTAGCTGCATCAATAGGTCAAGCAAAATCTATTACAGGTGGTGAAAGTGGTGGTGGAGGTTCAGCACCTGGTGGTGGTGGAGGTTCTGCTGCTCCACAATTTAACGTAGTTGGAAATAGTGGTGTTAATCAATTAGCAGAAACAATGCAAGGTAGGTCAGCACAAGCACCAATACAAGCATATGTTGTAGCAAATGATGTAACAACAGCACAAGGTTTAAATAGAAACATAGTAACGAATGCAAGTTTAGGATAATGTTAGTTAAAAGTATCATTAAGTCAAAAAAACATAGTTAATGATACTTATTTAAAACAAAATATAAATAATTTAATTTTTAAAAAAAAGTACAATGAAGAAATTAGAAACTATTTATTTAGATATAGATGAAGAAAATATTCAAGATGGGATTGATGCAATTAGTTTAGTTAAATTCCCAGCTATTGAAGAAAATTGGGTTGCACTAAATGAACACAAAGTAGAATTAAAAACTATTGATGAAGATAAAAGAATAGTTATAGGTTTAGCTTTAATTCCTGAAAAAGATATTTACAGAAGAAATGGTGATTATGAATACAACATTCGTTTCTCAAAAGATACAGTTAGAAAAGCATCTGAATTGTATTTAAAGAAAATGAAAATACATAATTCAACATTAGAACACGACAAAAAAACTGAAGGTGTTTATACAATAGAAAGTTGGATAGTTGAAGATGTTAAAAAAGATAAATCTGCTATTTACAATTTAAATGCAGTTGAAGGTGCTTGGGTAGTAGTTCAAAGAATAGACAATGAAGAAGTTTGGAATGATGTTAAAGAAGGTAAATATCAAGGTTATTCTATAGAAGGATATTTTTCTGAAAAAGCAGAATTAAATTTACAAGAAAGTAAAGAGCAAGAATTGATTGAAAAAATAAAACAAATACTAATAAATAACAAATAAATAAAATGAGTACGTTAAACAATGTTTTTAAAAAATTAGAACATACTGATAAAGTAGCTAAAGTAAATTTAGAAAGTCAAAAAGTAGAATTGGCTTTAGTTGATGATATAAAAGCAAGTGTATTGTTTGCTAAAAAAATGAAAGAAGATATAACTGTTAATTTTGCTAATGCAAATGGTGGTTTAAGAGCTTGTGAAGAATTTAAAAAAAATTATTCGTTAGCATTACAAAAAGCAAAAGAATTAGGTGTAGAAGTTCCAAAACAATTAGATGGACTTACTAAAATGATGGATGATTATGAAAAGTTTTTTACTAAAATAAATTCTTTGTAATATGAAAGGGTAACTTAATTGTTACCCTTTTTTTATAAGTTTTCAATATGTTCTTTTAAATGATGTATTTCAGCATCTCTTAAAATAATTTGTTCTCTTAATTCACTATTTTCTAATTTAATATTATAATAATAATCTAATTTTTCTTTAATTTCACAAATACAAAGTATCCATAAGTAAATTAATGCAGGAAGTAAAGCTATTAATAATACTGTAAAAAATGTTATTTCAACTATTTCTTTCATAATTTTTTTAAATTAATATGTTTAAAATTTATTTATTTTTTAAGGTTATAAGTTTAAAATTTATTTTATAAGTAAGGATATACCCTTAAAAGCTTCTTGTATTTCTTCAGGTGTAAATCCAGCTTCAATATGATATTGTATATGTTCTTTTATTTTATCTTCTAAATAATTTTGAATTGTCCTAAATTCTTCAATTTCTTCTTTATTATTTCTTAAAAAATCTAAATATTCTTCACTTGGTTTTTTCATTATCATAGTTTTTCTATTTCTTGTTTAACTTCATTCCAATAATAGATACTTGTTGAGCATTCATTATCAAATTCTTCAATTAATTTATCAAATGCTATTAACGCACAGTCTTTAGCCAAATCAAAATGACCATTAAAAATATGTTCCCCTAATAATTGAAAATATTCATCAACTAATATTTCTGCTTGTGTTTTTGCTGTCATAATATTTTTTTAAAATAATAACAAATATATATATAATTTATTTATAATAATATATAAAAGTACAATTTAACAAATGCTTAACATATTTAAAATGGGAAAGAATAAATACACAAGTCCAAAGGACGCTAAAAGAGGTTGTTTATGTGATGATAGCACATATTCAGCAGAATGTTGCAAAGGTGAATTAATCAATCAAGGTATTGGTTCAACAGTTGCACAAGGTACTTCTACAGTAACAGTTGTAGATGGAGTAAGAACAACAGTTAGAAGTAACGGATAAAACAAATTTATAACAAATATAAATAGTATTAATTTTTAAATAAAAAATAGATGAATCCTGAAGTAAAAAAGATTGGGAATAAATTATTTGACAAAGTAGAGTTGTCAAGTGTAAAAGTTGAACTTGGAAGTATTGATATATTTATTGAAGCATATAAAAAAGAAGCTGCAAAATTAGCAAGTATTAAATCAAAAATAATTGCTGCTAATGATGAATTGGGTTTTTTATTAGGTGGATTAGAAACTTTACCTAAAGTTGGTAACGATTTAATTACAAAGATGAAAGAATTAGGTATTGATTCAGAGTTGCAAAAAGTTCAATCTGTAAATTCTTCTATTGATGGTTTATTAAAATCATTAAATCCTATATATAAAAATATATCAACATCAGCAACTAAAATATAATAAATAAATAAATATGAACGTAGTAAATCAAATTAAAGAACTTTTGGGAATGGAAGTAAAACTTGCCCAAATGAAGTTACAAGATGGTGTTACTGTTTTAGAAGCAGAAGCATTCGAGCCTGAAATGGCAGTCTTTATTGTTAATGAAGATGAAAGAGTACCAATGCCGGTTGGTGAATATATGCTTGAAGATGGCAATATGTTGAAAGTAGAAGTTGAAGGCGTTATTGCTTCAATTGAAATGCCGGAAGAAGAAGCACCTGAAGTAGAGGAAGTAGAAACACCGGAAGCAGAACAAGAAATGACTGCTGAAGTAGCATCACCAAAAAGAGTAGTTGAAAGTGTTACTAAAGAAATGTTTTTTGCTGAAATTGAAAAACTAAGAACTGAAATTGCGGAATTGAAAAGTGTAAAAACAGAAACAGTTGAATTATCAAATGATAACATTGAAGTTTTAACACACAATCCAGAAGCTACTAATGAAGTTAAAATGAATTTATATTCTAAAAAAAGACAAGCTACAACATTTGATGTAGTATTGAGTAAATTAAACAAATAATAAAAATAAAAATTAAATAAAAAATGGCTACAACAACAAGTATTACAACTACCTATGCTGGTGAGTTTGCTGGAAAATACATATCAGCAGCATTATTAAGTGCTTCAACTATCGAAAATGGTGGTATTGAAGTAAAACCTAATGTAAAATACAAAGAGGTAATTAAGAAGATTTCTACTGATGCTATCGTGAAGGATGCAACTTGTGACTTCGATGCAACTTCTACTTTAACATTAACAGAGAAAATTTTACAACCAGAAGAATTCCAAGTTAACCTACAATTGTGCAAGAAAGATTTCCGTAGTGATTGGGAAGCCGTACAAATGGGATATTCTGCATTTGACAATTTGCCACCTTCATTTGCTGATTTCTTATTAGCTCACGTTGCTGCTAAAGTTGCTGATAAAACAGAAAGAAACATTTGGGCAGGAGTTACTGCTAATGCTGGAGAATTTAACGGATTTACAAGATTACTTACTTTAGATGCTGGTTTACCAACTGCACAAGAAATTGCTGCTGATGGAACTAAAATTACTGCTGCTTCAACAGTTATCGGTGAACTTGGTAGATTAGTAGATGCTATCCCAGCTACACTCTATGGAAAGGAAGATTTATACTTATACGTTTCTCAAGCAACAGCAAGAGCATATGTAAGAGCCTTGGGTGGATTTGGAGCATCAGGTTTAGGTGCTAATGGTACTAATGCAATGGGAACGCAATGGTGGAACAATGGTTCACTTTCTTTTGATGGAATTAAAATCTTTGTTGCAAATGGTTTAGCTCCAACAGTTGCTATTGCTGCTCAAAAATCTAACTTATACTTTGGTACTGGTCTTTTATCAGATAACCAAGAAGTTAAATTGATTGATATGGCTGATATTGATGGTTCACAAAACGTTAGAGTTGTAATGAGATTTACCGCTGGTGTACAATACGGAATAGTAGAAGATATTACTACTTATGGTATTACAAACGCTGCTAACTAATAATTAATTAATAATCAAAATTAAGGGTGGTGCAAAAACACCACCTTTTTTTTAACTTTAAAAATATATAAATATGGCTTGTGATATTAGTTTAGGTAGATTAGAACCTTGTAAAGATAGTTCAGGAGGTTTAAAAGCAGTTTATTTTGTTAATTGGGGTGATGCTACTGGTTACACTTACGATGGAACAAACACAGATGTTATTGATGCAGTAACTGGAACACCAACAGCATACAAATATGATTTAAAAGGTACTTCATCTTTTACTCAAACAATTACATCTTCAAGAGAAAATGGCACTACATTCTTTCAACAAGAATTAGCATTGACTTTAAAAAAATTATCTATTGTAGACCACAAACAAATTAAACTTTTGGCTTATGGTAGACCACAAGTAATTGTTGAAGATAACAATGGTAATTTCTTTTATTGTGGATTAGAACACGGAATGGATGTAACAGGTGGAACTATTGTAACTGGAGCTGCAATGGGTGATTTGAGTGGTTACACTTTAACACTTACAGGAATGGAGCAAGTACCAGCGAATTTCATTGGAGATACTTTAGCTGGTGCTGGATTTACAGTAGTAGTAGGTTCTTAATAATTGTTTTTTTGTTTTTTAATTAAGGGATGCTTTAAGTGTCCCTTTTTTATTTTAAACCTATATTAAAACAATTTTAACTTAATTTTATTTTTAAATAAAAATATAATGATAATTTTAAGAGAACAAGTAGAAGAACAATCTTTGAAATTCATTCCAAGAACATATTGTGCAACATCAATAGTTTTAGTAAATGAAATGACAAATGAAAGTACTACTATATCATCTGATTTTTATATAGATGGTTATTATCTATACACAACTGCTACATTTGATTTAATAGAAGGTAATTTTTATACATTATCTATTCTTAATGATACTGATGTAGTTTATAAAGACAAAATATTTTGCACAAATCAAGTTATTGCTAATTTTTCAATTAACGATGGTCAATATGTAGCAAATCAAACAACTAATGATTATATAGTTTATGAATAATTCAAATATTTCTATTGTAAATTTAAGTGCTTATACATCACCTAAAATACAAGAAAATAAAAAGCAAGGTTACATTGAGTATGGTGAAGATAATAATTACTTTCAGTTTTTAATTGATAGGTTTTTATACTCAACAACAAATGGTGCTATTATTACAGGTATATCTAATATGATATATGGTAAAGGTTTAGATGCTTTAGATGCATCAAGAAAGCCAAATGAATACGCACAAATGAAAACTTTATTTAAGCCAGATATGTTGCGTAAAGTATGTTTAGAACGCA